ATCGAGCCTCTCGACGTGGCGTGACCCGAACAACGGCTCGGGTTGCTGCCACTATGAAGCCGGATTCAAACGTGCAGCGTTTGAAACGGTGGGCTCCAGCAAGTTCCTTACTTGTTATACTACACTACCTGCTAAAAAATAACACCACATTTATGGGGGGTTGGTCAATGCAAAGCATGTCCCCCATCTCTCACCGAGGAACCTCCGTTCAGGATGCTCAGGGTGGGGGACTCCCGGACGGGGGATCGATATGAAAACAGAGGCAACGCCAGATGGGTGCTTGAACCCACGAAGTTTTCTGAACGACCGGAGCTTATGTCCACGCTGGAGGTTATGTCCAGGGTGTGAGAAGGTTCGAGCCAGGAGAAATCAGTACAAGATCGCTAAGAGATTGGAGTATGATTTAACCTGGTCAAAAGAAGCAGACATACCACTCAAAGTTGGTGTGTTGACTACGACTTTACCCGGTAAAGAGTCGGAGATTCGCCATGCCAGTTTGGGAGCTCAATACAGCTACCTAACGAAAAGGACCACTATGTCCGGTTACACTGGCTGGCACAGTATGCGTGGGCTTAACACCAAACTGAAAGAATGGGGCATATCCGGAGGTTCCCATTACCTTGAATTTACCAACAAGGGATCAACATGGAATACTCACATGCATTCCATTTTGGTCGGATTTCAAGATGACTGGCAGGTTCCTCTTAAGGAAACAACAAAGCAGCTTGAATGGAATGACGATTTAACGATGAAGCTTCAAACTGAGAAGCTTGAGAATAAGACCAGGAGTAACAAACGGATTTTAGAACCGTTGGGCCTCGGTCGACTATACACTTTGGATATTGCCAGCGATGATGAGTTGGCATCAATTGCACGTTACTCAGCTAAGGTTGAGTACGTGACAAAACCAGTGAAAGTACCAGAAGGGAAAATGGCGGATGTAACAAATTTTCTCGCAGGTGGTTACGATCACGGAAAGCAAAGGACTGGGCATGGAAGGCATTTGCCACGCTTAGCAAGACCATTCGGCGATTGGATGCGGAATGGACCGGAAAGACAATTTAGTTGAAGTCAAACCGGATGCCATGGCTGGCAGTACCAACTACCGGAAAAAGCGAAAGAGTAACGATCCATCGTTCTCGAAGAAGAAAGCATTGGATTTTTATCCAGTGCAACGAAAAATTAACTTGGCTGCAGGAGCCGTCGGTGGGACCGTTGGTCTAATCGACGTCGGACGCGTATTATCTGCCAACAACCGGCGCCTCTACAGGCAAGGAAAAATGTACAGTTGCAAACTGGAAATCGATCCAGTCATTCTTTCTGCTGGACAGGCTGTTGAAGTTTGGGTGATCAAACCAACATGGGCAAGCATCAGAGCTTGGGAATTGGCAAAGGAAAACTTTGACCAATCTTACATTGACGAACGTGAAAACATCGCAAAGAACCAACAAGCCCGCTGGTTCGACTTCAGAGTCGACCACGGATTGGGTGTGGTGGAAGAGTTCGTTGGTCGTGGCGACAATAACATGAGCGCTGCAGCTGGAGTTAAATTTGATCAAGGAGAATTTGTACTCAGCACCGTCGAGGACCAAGCGGGAGCAACACGTACATTCACGTGGGCTAACGTTGGCGGCGGTGGCGCTTATGCAATTTATACAGAATATAGTGAAGGATCCCGGGCAGCACAGACCCCGGCATTCACAACAGGAGATGGTCCATACGATCAACTCCATGCGGACTCATCGCAAATTGAATCTGAAGCAATTCAGGATGCTGGCAATCGAGCACCATATGCAGGTGCTATGATAACCAATGGAAACTGGGTCAAAGTTGGGTCATTGTCAATGGGTGCACAAGCCGGTCGATTCTCGACGGGATATTTTGATGCACCATGCGGTCTGATCGCATTGAGAGTTGAAGGCGGACCTGATGCTTCCCAAATTGCTGACAGCATGATTTTGGAAGTTCAGTCTGGTGATTACAAGGGTGTGCGTGCACACAACATGCAACGGATGTGAGATAAATGGTGGAACCAATCTCTTCAGAAACAGTCGTTGCTACAGCTAAGTCTGTAGCGGTTCTTAACCACGTCAAGAATAACAACGTAAGTTACCTACTCGGTGTTCTTATCGGCCACATGCTCGGCATCACAGATATGGTGTTCGAGTATGGCAGCGGAATGTGCTGACGATCGGGAAGCATATCCATTCACATGTGAGTGTGGATGGCATGTACCTGTGAAGGATACAGCTTGGATCACAAGCCAAGAAATCCTTCATGTAATTTGTTATAATTGTGGCAAGGAGTGGGTGGAATGAGCACCTCACTTCCATCTGCGAAGCATCGAGCCTCTCGACGTGGCGTGACCCGAACAACGGCTCGGGTTGCTGCCACTATGAAGCCGGATTCAAACGTGCAGCGTTTGAAACGGTGGG